GTTCCACATAGAATTGGTAAAACCATGAAACATGGGTTTAGGTCTTACAAAGAAGTTTGTGAGGCTGGCGAGAACTATAACCACAAAGTTGTTTCTGTTGAAGAGCTTCCTGGTGAACATACGGTCTACAATATTACAGTTGATGACAATCACAGCGTTTCGCTTGTAACCAATAGACAAAACACGGATACAGGCAATGCCTACATGGGGGTAAATGTAGCCAATTGTGGCGAAATCGTCTTGAGTCCATATGACTCTTGTAGGCTTTTGCTTGTAAACGCACTTTCATTTGTGCACAACCCATTTGAAAGAACGGCTGGATTTGATTTTGTTAAGTTTGGTGAGGTTGTACAAGTAGCCCAGAGACTCATGGATGACATGATTGATCTTGAACTTGAATGTATTGATGCAATTCTGCTTAAGATTGAAGCCGATTCAGAGCCACAAGAAGTCAAGGCTATCGAGTACAATCTATGGAAGAAGATTCGAAGCGCTGCTGAAAGAGGGCGTAGAACTGGCTTGGGCTTGACTGCCATTGGAGATACGCTAGCTGCTTGCAACATTGTGTACGGAACCCAAAAATCTGTTGAGGTAATCGAGTACATCTACAAGACACTAGCTATCAACTCATATCGCTCTAGTGTTATCATGGCAAAAGAACGAGGTGCGTTTCCTGCTTACAACTACGAGACAGAAAAAGACCATCCGTTCATCAATAGAATCATGAGTGCACCAGAGGCAGGTGACCTGGAAGCTCAGTGGAAACTATATGGTCGTAGAAACATTGCCAATACAACAACGGCACCAGCAGGCTCTGTGTCAATCTGCACTCAAAGCACTTCTGGCATTGAACCAGTCTTTTCTATTGCACATAAGCGGCGCAAAAAGATTAACCCAAATGACCCAACCAATCCAAAGGTTGACTTTGTTGATGACATGGGCGACAAGTGGCAGGAATTTGACATCTATCATCATGGCTTCTCTAAGTGGAAAGAGGTCACTGGTCTTACCAATGTTGAAGACAGCCCGTACTGGAAAGCCACAGCTAACGACATTGACTGGGTGATGAAAGTTAAGGCTCAAGCGGCAGCTCAGCACTGGATTTGCCACAGCATTTCCAACACTACCAACATTCCAAAAGAAACGACTGTTGACACTGTCAAGGAGATCTACATGGCTGGTTGGAAGATGGGATGTAAAGGCGTCACCATCTACAGAGACGGTTCAAGAGCTGGTGTTCTTGTAACGGAGCCAAAGGCGCCAGAACCAACGCTCAACCTGTTTGTTGACAACGAAGCACCTGAACGACCAGAGCTTCTACCATGTGACATTTACCACATGACTGTAAGAGGTGAGAAGTGGAATGCTTTTGTCGGTATGCTTGATGGTAGACCATATGAGATTTTCGCAGGCAGAGCTGAATACGTTTCAATCCCCAAGTCAAAGAAGCAAGGTACAATCAAAAAGAATGGCAAGTACAATGTTATCATTGGCGAAGGCGAAAACGAAATTGTGATCAAAGACCTTGCGCACGTTTTTGAAAATTCAACCGAGTCAGCTTTCACAAGAACTATCTCTCTTGCGCTCAGACATGGAACACCCGTACAGTACATTGTAGAGCAGCTTGACAAGGGCGCATCAAAAGAGAATGACATGTTCTCTCTGTCCAAGGGTCTGATGAGAGTGCTCAAGTCCTATATCAAGGACGGAACTGCCGCTAGCGCCAAGAAGTGTCCATCGTGTGGAGCAACAAACTCTCTTATCTACCAGGATGGCTGCATGCTGTGCACTTCGTGCGGAGACTCTAAGTGCGGATAAACAAGCTTATTTACAAACTTGAGGTAAATTACGTTACCTGCCAATACTTAGTTTCATGAAGACAAACTACAATGGGCACGCAAATAAGTCTGGCATATATCAAATCAAAAACTTGACAAATGGAAGAATTTATATTGGTTCTGCCAAACTATTCAAAACCCGTTACAATCATCATATCGTTTCCCTTCGCAAAGGCACTCATCACAACAAGTTTATGCAGAGAGACTTCAACAAGTGCGGAGAAGATTCTTTCATTTTTGAAGTTATAGAAGTAGTTGTAGGAGATAGCAGATTTGATAGATTGCTTATAGAGCAAAAGTATATTGATATTCACTACGATAATGGTAAGTCATGTTACAACGCAGAAAAAAATATAAAAGATCTAAAAAGAAGGTTTGATTCTTCCAAAGCAGATTGCTCACCAAAAGTTATTAGAAGCAAGAAGACAAAAGAAAACAGGTTGGTATGCGGACAACAAAATTTTACTACTTGTATCTATTGTGAGTTTGTTGCCAAATCTAACACAGATGGCTATCTTACAAAACACCTCCAAGATGAACATGGAAAAACGTTTGAGCACTACATTGTTGATTTACAATATAATGGCAAACCTCCAAAGTGCGGGTGCGGTCTTTGTGATGAGCCGCCTGAGTTTTACCGAGGTTCTTTTCGATCGTTTGCCAAATTTCACAATAGGTTTGAATGGAGAAAAGAGCAATATGCTAAGTTGTTTGGTGAACCAACATGCCTACATTGTTCAAGTGTGATTATTAAATGGAGAAGAGGCGTACCAAATAAATTTTGTTCTACTAGGTGCGCTGGCAAGATGAATGGCTTTTCATTAGATAACGACTTTTTGTTAAAACTCAACAAAGTCAACAGCTTGCTTACGCCAGTGATTGCTGATGAAATCAGGGCTGCACAAACTTCAAAAAATTGAACATCCTTCATGTAAAGGAAATAGACAATGAAAACAAGTAAAGCAAACAAGTTAATGTATGTAGCGGTTGGTCTAGTATTTGCAGTGGTAATCACTTTGCTTGTCGTAGCCATTCGTAGAACTCCTGACGATGAAATGCTTATGGTATGCTGGCGCTCAAACGGAATGCCGCAGTACACCAATGGAATGACCGATGACGAAATGATTTGCGATGCCCCTAAGCCAGTTACTTGGCAGAGTGACAGACTTGCAGTGGCAGTTACAGATAACGGTGGTCTTCTTAGGCAGAACCAAGTTCCACAGACACTAAAGGGAGCTATCGCTCTAGTAAACAGACAGCTTGGAACACACCTTGTTCTAACTGATGACCTGCTTGCAGCAGACATTGTGATCGACTGGCACGCAGCCTACGAGATTGGTGACCATGTTGAAGAGTCACCTTTGAACGACGCTGCTGGATACTGTGAGCACATTCGTTTGCCTAGTGGCAGACTTACTGCTAACATGGTAGCTAGAACTCAGGGAACTGTGGAACTAGAGCGTAACCTAGCAGTGCATGAACTTGGACACTGCCTTGGCTTGGCTCACTCAGGCTTTGGAATCATGCGTAGCAGCCTTCAAAGTGGAGAAGAGACATTTGTGATGTTTTCTGATTCTCAAAGAGAGATGATAAAGGCACTTTACCCGGAGTGACCTATTTAATTTCATGTTTGAAACTCGCATAAAAGAAATTGTTCGACGTTACATCAGAGAGCAACTAGAAGACAGAACTGTGGCAGTATCGCCACAACGTAAACAAGTTCAGCAACAGAATTCTATTGACTTAATGATGAACGAGTTGGAAGCTGCTCTTGCAGACATAGACAAGAAAAAGTCTGAGCGTAACAAAAGAGATCCAAAGTTCAGAAACACACTTGCACAAGTTGGCGAACTTGTAGCAGAACTCCAGGGTCTTTTAGCAGCAGGATAACCTTCAATGTATTCAGCACTTATACTCAATGACAAGTCTCATAACAGGCTTGTTCAAGCTTTCTCAAAAGACATTCCAGAGGGTTGGGAAGTCATTGCTCATCACATGACAATTAAGATGGGTCCTCTAACTGGGAAGTTTGAGCAATTAAAGGGACTAGAAGCAAAAGCCACAGTTACACACTTTGCTTGTAACGACAGAGTTTGTGCTGTATTGGTGGATACTCTTGTTCCTTCAACAAACCAAGTTAAACACATAACACTTGCAGTCAATCGTCAAGCCGGAGGAAAGCCTCACATGTCAAACAACCTAAAAGATTGGCAACAGGTAGCTCCAGTAGTATTATTTGGCTTGATACAAGAGTCTGAATAATGGTTTAATCCAAAGCCTATCTGTGGTATATTGTTAAGATGAATAGCCAAGTTGAAATTTATCTTGATAATCATCTTGTCCATACATAGCCTATTGCTGGCTTGCCCTGTTTAACTGCCAGAGAAATACAACTAACACTAACGCCGTGTTTTTTTGCTGCGGAGCTAAATGATTGGAATTCTTCTATAAGCTTGCCGTCCAAAGAATAACATTTAACCAACTTGGATGCTTTGTTTGAATTGTCTTTTCTGAACTCATTTAGTGATTGATACTCGACAAGAACAGAGTCTACAATATCAGAGTCACCTACCCACCTCCAATAATAACTGCCAACAACTCTACCTTTGTGTTTGTTTGCACACGTTGATATGTTCCTCCAGCATTTGATTCCTAGAGACATTCCTGCTTGTCTTGTTGAATCCCAAGTCCTAATTACACGACCAGTTTTTGGACAGATTTGATGAATGCTTTTTGATGTAGCAATCCCGCCAGGGTTATATTCTCGAAGACTTTGTTTATGCTCCTCAGTATGAGGAAAACTCCCACCTTCCCCTCCATCGGTAACGTTAGTTAAACAGCCAGTGTTGTTATTTTTCCTTCCGTAGAGTTTGATCAGCCTCTTTTCTTCAAAAAAACATTTTCTTTCATCATCAGATGAAAGAACTATCTCAACGACTACTTCTTTGTTTGAATTCAAAATCTTTTTTATGGTGTTTGTTTTATGCTGGTTTGTACTGTTGTTAGTTATGGCTTCTTTGAAGTGGTCTAAAAATCTTTTTTGTGTGCCCTTGCCAACATAAAACACTACGCCGGTATCTGGGTTTATCAACATGTAAGTATAATATTTGTGCTTCATACTCATTCCGACTAACGTATACATATTACTTTACTCTTTCCTTGAAATCTGCTATAACATAACTATGACTACCTACAACAATAACATTGAAAATATTGAGATTTATTTGGATCTCGACGGAGTTCTTGCAGACTTCGAGTCGTCCATTCATACCAAAAAAAAGCACATTGAGCACCTAGAACACCAAATCTGGAAACTTGTTCCAGAACTTGAAAACAAGTCTGACCTAGAGATGAAGGCTTTCTTCTCGGGAGCACAAACAGACCCAGTGATGCAACGTGCAAAGAAGATTTACGGTGTCTACCGTGGTCAGTTTTATGGTATTATGAGCAAGCCTGGCTTCTTCTTAAACCTTGAACCAATGCCTGGAGCTTTACAACTTGTCAACGGAGTAATCAAACTCAATGGTGGCAAGTTGCCAAACATTCTTACTGCTCCAGTTCAGAGCGAACACTGTCATCCAGAAAAGGAACAGTGGGTCAAGAATCATATTCCAGGTAAGTACAACAGGTTCATTTGCCAAAAGAACAAGACGGAGTACGCTGCCCCGCTTTCAATTCTAATTGATGACATGACAAAGAACACAGTTCCGTGGGATGCGGCTGGTGGCTTTGCTATTCTTCATACTGGTAATGTCGGTGACACTCTTGAGCAAGTTGCTGAGTTTATTCAAGAGGTAAAGACTTTGTAAGCCATATTTATGGTTTATGAAATCTGCAATTCAAACCCTCATTGAACAAATCATTGAAGAAGAGCTAGAAGACCTCGAAGAGCAAAACGCCATCGCAGGTATGGGGGTATCTGCTACAAGCACAGGCGGAGCGCTTACAGCTGCCGAAAAGAAGCACAAGGACGAGACTGGCAACGGTACTCGTCATGATCTTTTGTGGGCAGGTGATGAAGTTGTTTCAAACAAGAAAGCAGTTGTCCAAGAGAGATATGCAGAAACCCCACAGGGTTCTAATCCTCTTGAACAAGCACTGTTGACAACCATCAACATTGCCAAATATTCTGGTGGAACTAAGCTATCCCTAGAGCAGCTAATCTCTGCAAACAAAAAGCTTAGAGAAGTCAGCAGAATGCAAATTAGACGAACTCTTGATAGTCTTGCAGAACAGGGATTTATAAACTACTCATTCTCTTTAGAGTGTGATGGCACAACTATCTATTCGGGCTCCTTTGCGAAATACGAAAACCTCTCTGACATGAAGCTTTCCTTCATGAAGAGAAAATGCAAGAAGGGCTCTAATCCTGTAGCCGTTGATACCATTCAAGCAAAATGACTTCTCTTCACAAACTCGTATATGGAATTACACCATGGAACCTGGCTCACCTGACAGAGTCCAAAAGAAAGCCCAGCGCCCTGCTCAGGATGCTCTCAGAAGCCATCATAGATGACCTGATAGCCAAGTACCCACACCTGGAGCAAGTGCTCCTTCAAGCGAAAATAGATATTGATCCAAAGTACCAAAGGTGGTTTGCCAAGACATATGACAAATTCGCAAGTGGTGAAGACATAGACACAGAGCTATACCAAGAACTTGTCAAAGAAATTTCGCTCTTCAAGAAGTTGTCAGATCAAAAGAAAATCAAGGGTCAAGACTCCGATATAGAAAAATACAAGTCTCCTGAAGATCTAAAAAACATTGTTACTCAAGCATCAGAAACAAAGAGCAACTCAGAAAAATCAAAAGACGAAGTTGACTACCTTCTAAGAGATAACCGCTTTATAGTAGCTTCTCCAAGAACTCATGCTGCATCTTGTAAGTTGGGTTCCAATACACCGTGGTGCGTTTCTACGCCTTCAAATGATTCATATTGGGAAGACTATACAAGACAATACGAGATACACTTCGTAATGGTCATAGACAAACAACCAATTTCTCCCGAGTATGCAAAAGTTGCCATTGCAGTTTCTGAACGTTCCGGGAACGTAGAAATATATGATGCAGATGACGAACGAATTGAAGTATATGATATTCGACAAGCCTGGGGTGATAGATTTGAAGAGATTTGGGAACTTATAACTGGGTCAAAGTATAACGTACAAGGTCCAAAACTAGTAGAAACTTCATTAGAGCAACTCAACCAACAAATTGTAGATGAAGGACAACTATACTTTGAAAATCTGAAATTTTCCGAACAGAGTCTAACAGACATTGCCAATTCAGAAGATGTATATGGAACAATCTCCATTCCAAGAATAAATGATTCCAGTTTCAAAAACTGTACTTTTGGAAAAAGCTCTAAGGTAAACATCAACACTTCAACATTTGTTCTTTGTAGCTTTCATGATGTTAGTAGAGATGATTTTGCTGTTAAAAATAGCAGGATACAAAATTCCTCTTTGATTTCTGCTGACCTTGAAAAATTCGGTGGTTCAAAACTCACGTCAGTAACAATAGCCAAGTGTACCACTTCCGAAGACATGGTGCATAACCTACAAGAACTTGATGACTGTGTTGTATCTTCATGCAACCTTGGGGCTGTACAAATAACAAACAATCAAAAAATTGAAAAGACTCTTATTCAAAATACTAGATTTGGAATGCTGTGGCTTAGCAATGGAACTTTCGAAGACACACAGTTTAAAAACTGTACATTTGATGATATTCAATTCGATGCAACCGTTTTCAAAAATTGCGAGTTCAAAAACTGTAGTTTTGTTGTAAACTTCGGTTCTGAATATCCTCAAGCGACTTTTGCTCAGCACCTAGAGAAGATCTTCATAGATGGAACGGAAATTCCTGCTGAGCTTCGTGCATATATAGCTTAGTGCCCATATTTATACGAGAATCAAGGACCTCTACATGAACATCAAACAACTCATTGAAGAAGAAATCAAAAGACAGCTACAAGAACAATACAGAGAACCAGCAGAAATGCCACATAAGAAATCCTTGTATCCGTTTAATGATGACGAGTCTTCAAAAATTGATGTCAAGAAAAACATTCAAGCAGTTGGTATGATTTCTCAACAAATTCAAAAGCTCAACCCAAGACAAAAAGAGTCTGCCATGATTGAGCTTTCAAGACACTTTGCAAGCGAAGCAGAATCCGCTGTTGGCGAAATATCAGACGATGTTGCAGAGAATCTAATGTTCCTAGACACAGAGCCAAAGCAAAGCATCAAGTATGCAGTGCAAAACGTTCCAAATGACTTATTGCTTTCATGGCTTACTTCGTATAGAAAAATATTTGATTCTGTCGTAAACACTTTTCCAGACAAAAACAAGTCTGACGTATAAAAGTTTTTTCATGCGTGTTATACTGTTAACACGCATATGGCACAACCAAACAAAAACACAGCAGAACTTCTTGGTACGTATGGAGGGGATATCTCTCACGCAAGAAAATGTTCAAAATGTAAAGAAATGAAAACAACAATAGATTTTTATCGTGATAAGTCTGGACCTGGAGGGTTGCGTTCAAGCTGTAAAGTGTGTGCTAATAAAGCATCAAAAAAATGGTTGAACAACAACCAATATAAAGCAAAACAAACACGTTTAGCATATCTCAACAGAGAAGATGTTAAATTTAGACGTTGTAAGCTTGCCAAAGCTTGGAATCGTATTAGCGTTGAAAGTACATTGTTGACAAAGGCAAAAAAGAGAGCTAAAGCCAACAACCTTCCTTTTAATCTGACTAAAGACGACATCGATGTTCCAGAGTTTTGTCCTGCTCTTGGTATTATATTGAAAGTCAACGATGGTAAACTTGGTGACTGTTCGCCCACTCTTGATCGTTTGATACCTGAACTTGGATATGTTGTTGGAAACATATGTGTTATTTCAGCGAAAGCAAATCGTATCAAGAACAATTCTTCATTTGAAGAAATGAGAAAAATTGCTGCATGGATGGCAGAAAGAGAGCAAAATGCAAAACACAGTTGAATTAATTGGGGTTTATGGAGGGGATATTAGTCATGCGTCATCCGCCTGGACGTCTACGTCCAGAGAACTAGATGTACCAAACCCTAAAACCGGAAAGACAAAGAGAGAGCGCATTCAAAGTCTGTTGACGATGCTTGCAATATCGGGACACGAAACTCCTTTTGAAAAGAGCACCATTCACTTCCTGTGTGTTACAGACATTGCTTCGCATATTCACTTGCTAAAACATCGTGTTGGTATCTCAATTAATGCTGAATCTGCACGGTACAAGGAACTCAAGGACGATAAGTTTTATGTCCCGTCAGACTGGTCAGTATCCCAGCGTGATGACTACGAAAAGTTTATGACGAGCGCGCTTGCTGCCTACCACAGAGCACTCAAAAACATTGAGTCGGACCTCGTTCAAGGCGGCATGGATAAGAAGCTAGCTAAGAAGCGCGCAAAGGAATCGGCTAGGTTCTACTTGCCTTATGGCAACCAAATTGCCTGCGACGTATCATTCAACTTTCGAAGCTTCTATCACTTTCTTGGGCTCAGGTATCACGTTGATGCCCAAAGAGAAATTCGAGACATTGCAAGACTCATGCTAGAACAAGTCCATGCACAAGGTGACTTCAACAAGACCTTGATTGCCTTTGGTCTGCTTGACGAAGAAACAAACGTTCTAAGAGGTCCATTTGAAAAACACTAGACCAACATTTGTAGTACTCAATGCCAACTGCTTAGATGTTCTAAAAACAATGGAAGATAACTCCATTGATTCAATTTGTACCGACCCACCGTACGGTTTGAACTTCATGAACAAGGGCTGGGACAAGGTCCTTCCAGATCCAGCCATCTGGAAAGAATGCTTTAGAGTCTTGAAACCAGGCGGTCACATGGTTGCCTTTGGAGCACCAAAGTTGTATCACAGACTTGCTTGTTCAATTGAAGACCAAGGTTTTGAAATCAGAGATTCTCTTATGTGGATTTTCGGATGTCTTTCCGATGACACGGAAATACTTACTAGGAAAGGATGGATTTCCTATAAAAATCTTAGGTGTAATCTTGTTCAACAAGAAATCATGATTTATGACATAAATACTGGCGAAATGAAATGGGAAACACCAGAAAGATGGAATGAATATGCAAACAAGGATACCGCCTACAGTATTAAATCAAATTCTACAGACCAAATCGTCACCAGAAACCATCGCTGCCTTGTTGAACGAAACGGAAAACTTGTATTTGTTGAAGCCGAAACACTTAAACAGCAAGAGAATATACCCGTATTGGAAAACATGTCAACTTTGCGACACCCCATTTCAAACTACAACGAAGGAACAGGCTGTAAGAAAAAAGTTTTGCACAAAAAAATGCTTGGGAATGCACACTTCAATGGTTCGTTCGGTCAAGGTTCCACTAGAACAGCGTTCAGGAATGAAAGAAATTCAATGCGCGGCATGTTCAAAAGTTGTATGGAAGCACAAGTGTCACCTAAAAAGGACAAAAGCTCCAACTTGTTCAAACAAATGCAACGGAAAATTAAGGTCTCCAAATTTGGTCTTAAACAAGTTCGACAGGACAGGAATGAAATTTCCAGGTACAGGTTTAAAAGGAGAAAAAAACCCATCATGGAAGGGAGGAGTTACCTTCCTGAAAAGGAAAGGAAAGTACGCAAATCAATCAATCAAGTATGTCAGATGTCCACTAGAGTTTCAGGCTATGTCAAGGAAAGACGGTTATGTTATGGAACACAGGTTGTTAGTAGCAATACAAATGAAAAGACCTTTACTAAGAACAGAATGTGTTCATCACATAAATCACGATGCCACAGACAATCGAATAGAAAATTTAATGTTGTTTTCAACAAATTCAGACCACAAGAGGTACGAACATGGTCAAAATATAACACCTCTTTGGCAACCGTAACCCCTATCTTTTATTCTGGAACAGTTTTTTGCCCTACTGTTTCAACTGGGGCTTTTATCGCCAGAAGAAAACATAAAATGTTTATAACTGGCAATTCTGGGTTTCCGAAGTCATTGGACGTGTCAAAAGCAATTGACGCAGCAGCTGGAGCTGAGCGCGAAGTGGTTGGGCCACCGCCTTACACCAGAGGCGCACCCACACAGTCCTACAATGGACAGCGCAAAGTGTCATGGGATTGTCAACCGGGACCCATCACCGCTTCCGCCACACCAGATGCTAAGCAATGGGAAGGGTGGGGTACTGCGCTCAAACCTGCCTATGAACCAATTATCCTTGCAAGAAAACCACTAGAAGGAACCGTTGCATCCAATGTCTTGAAATATGGAACTGGTGGTTTGAACATTGACGGATGTAGGATTGAGACAACAGAAAATCTAAACGGTGGTGCCTATGCAAAAACTCAATCCGAACGTCACGACGGAGACGAGTCATGGCGCATGAAGCCAGGTCAGGCTGGTGACTTTGTTCAGCCCGCTGGTCGTTTTCCTGCCAATTTGATTCTAGATGAAGAGTCTGGCAAATTACTTGATGAACAGTCAGGTATTTTGAAGACTGGCGCTGCAAAACCGTTTGTTGGTGAAGTAAAAGAGTCTGCTTCCATTGGAAAGAAAAGATCAATGCTGAAAGGGCATTCGTCAAACGAAGGTGGTGCCTCCCGTTTCTTTTATTGTGCCAAGGCTTCCAAAAAAGAGAGAGAAGCAGGATTAGGAGCCATGCCGTCCAAGAAAGTTTCAGACGGAAGAACCAAAACAAATAACTCTCCACGTCTAAGAGACGCAACAGAGCGCAAGAATACACACCCAACCGTCAAACCCATAAGTCTAATGCAATGGCTTGTGCGCCTTATTACACCTCCAGGAGGCATCGTTCTTGACCCATTCACCGGGTCAGGTTCTACTGGCTGTGCAGCTATGAAAGAGGGATTTGACTTTATCGGGTGTGACCTTTCAGCAGAATACGTAGAAATAGCAAACAAGAGAATCGAACATGCAAGACCAAAACAACAAGAAGTTTGAATCACTGGCTACCGAAGTTGGTAAGTTGGTTGATGAGAAGAACCGAGCCTACGGAGACTCCTTCATGAAGGCAGGAGAGTTTCTCAAGATTCTGTACCCAAACGGCATTCCACCAGAGAAGTACATTGATGCGCTCTGCATTGTCAGGATGTTCGATAAATTAATGAGAATTGCCACAAAGAAAGATGCTCTTGGAGAGTCGCCCTACAGAGACTTGATGGGTTATGCCCTACTTGGACTGCACAACACCCAACAGCAAGAAGAACAAAATACAAAGTCTCAGGAAGCACTGGATAAAGTAAGCAGCCTACAAAAGGCAGCGGAAGAAGGTATTGTAGCATCATTAAAAGAGCAAGGTGTAACTCTTGGAACTCCTTTATGTCTTGAAGAGCGAATTGAAAAATTCTTCAAGTCTCATGAAGACCTCACCGTTGATGATATTGTCAAACTTATAGAGCCCTCCTCTAAGTTTACAGAAGAACAAATCAAGCAGACAGTGCAGTCAATGTTTTTAAAAGGCAAGTTACAGTATCATGATGAACATGGAACATATGAACTTGTAGAAGAAGAAATAGAAGTCCCGGAAAAGCAAAAACCAGAAGAGTGGAAGGTGTTTGCTTCTGAGGTTAAAAAAATTGTAACAGAAGCAAACGAACCATATGAGACTGTAGGCGACCCACAAAAACATTTGGATAAAAAGCTATTGGAGTACATTACCAAGTTTCCAGGCAAGTCTCCTAGAGAACTGGAAACGGTGGGTGCAGCTTATCTTGGCTATAAGCGCAAGCCTGTTGCGGAATCCTTGCAGCATCTTCTTGCTACAGGAAAAGTAATAATGAGCGATTCTCTTAAGGTGGTACCAAATGTCTGATACATTACCAACACAAGAGTCTTCATATATGAAGACAGAATTCTTTGAGTGTCAGTGTTCCTCTAATGAACACACGCTCAGGTTCAACGTGGACGCAACCGACGGAACCATCTATACCAGCGTTTATCTGAATGACTTCTATCCATGGTACTACCGTATCTTGGTTGCAATCAAGTACATCTTTGGCTACAAGTCAAAGTTTGGCGCCTGGGATTGCACAGAGTTTAGACATGAAGACCACAATAGGTTGGTTGCTTTGGTAGCAGAGTCAAACAGCATCAGAACAAAACTTTTGGAATCGCGAATTAAACAAACCCTTGAATCTATCAATACTAAAGCTAACTCCATAAACCCAAACACGGAAGAGGAAGATCTATAAAAATGGCTACGAAAAAGAAGAAAGTTCAAGAACCACAAGACGAAGTTGCTCCCGAGTCACAACCAGAACAAACGGTTCTAATGCTTGCAAATGATTCCATTGGACTAATCAGAGAGCTACTACAACTTGCTCTCCTTACAGGAACCAATATCATTGACCATCTTAGACTCATGAAGCTTGTAGTTGGACCAGATGGCAAGCTCGAACCAGAAGAGGCTTATATCGAAGCCTACAACAAGAGCATCGCAGCCATGGCAGAACAAGCTGAAGCTATGAGAGCAGAAGCAATAGAAAAGGCTAAGCGTGCTGGAGCTACTGGAACTGTTACCGTTCAGTGAAAAAACTGATCCCGAATATCAAAAGTTAATCAGTTGTGATTTTTTTTAAAAAGCCATGGAAATTCTTCCATGGCTTTTGAGTTTTCAGATTTCATGATAATATTTATATTCATGGCAAACATCACAACTCAGGTCACAAGTCGAGGAATCATTTCATACGCAGAAGGCACAGCAGTTCCGGTAGGAGTTAATGCAAATGCCGATTCTCTTTCCGAATCACTGCCTACTCATGGTACTTTTGTACCTACTCTTTCATATAGAAATGCAGATGGCAACAATGGTTCTGCTATTTTTAGATGGATCAAGGTAGGTAACCTAGTAACTATTAGCGGTGAGGTCCTAATGAATATTGCATCAAGTGAGTCATATGCACACTGTTCTGACTTACCTGCTGCTTTAGTGCCAGTTTCTAGATCCTATGGACCAGCTTTGGCAATGAATGAAAGTTCTCCAGAGCCATTCTATTATTTTTCTAGCGGTACAAACCATCCATATGCTATGAATACCTACGCTGAGGCAAATCCTGAAACTTGGATTACTGGTTCATACTTCGCAGCAATCACAATTGCTATGACCGCGCCAGGCATTTCTGCACTCTCTGGTTCAGCTATGAGAATTCCATTTAGTCTAACCTACGAAACCGAATAAACGGTCTAACGAAAAAAGCCCCTCGCGGGGCTTTTCTTTTACTTGGATTGGTTAGTCTTTTTTAGAGATGCCAGATATATGGCTTGCGCATATTTTAGCTTGGTTTTGTTATTGCTAGCAAAAAATCGTTTTCTTCTCTAAGTTCCAAGCACATAGAGCACTTGCCTCTGTATGGATCCGTCATTCCCAATCCTTCTGCTCTTCCTTTGCAAAGCTCAAAAGGTTTTCAAGTTCTCGCAATGTATTCACAAGACCATCGTGACGACCAGAAGCTATGGTTGAGTCATAGTCGGTATAGCATGGTTCCCACCAGGTCATCTCTTTCTTGGTGTTAGAAATCATGACTTCGATTTTTTGAATAATTTGCTTTTTAGTTGCCATATGGAGCTTACTCCCGTGCAATCCTAGTCACATATGATAGAATCTCTTCTACCATTCCAAGTGCATCGGTATATGCTTCATATTTGCCTTGGTAACAACCATCTGTGAAGTCATCGTAAGATTTTACTGACTTCGAAGATTTAGCCTTGTGCTCAAGATCATACTTAAAGTTTTCAACTAGTTCGAGGAGTTTATCTTGGTTTGTCATTGTCGAATAGTATTCTAATGTGTTTGTCGTAGCAGTCCTGACATACATGGAACTTATATACAAAGCCACTGCCAGAGACAGAAATTGGTGGACCGAGAACGATAGCACCAAAGTCTAAAAGTTTTTCTTTGCAAATGTCACAAATTGGTGAAATACTCATGCCATTGCAGCCATTGCTGGACCAACAAGCCCGTGGAAGCATCTGACTGTATCAACGCAAAGACTTTCTACTGCCTTTTTGTCACAGGTCTCAGGTAGACTAGAAGACTTTGCTGCAACTGTCAATAATTTTTCAAAATGCTCCGCTTCTTCGATAAGCTGGTCATAGGTCCAGTCTCCGTTGCGAATAGCTTTTCTGCTATCTTTTCGTCTTCGATTTCATCGAGAGCTTCATTCATTTCGATGAGTCCCCGTCGTCGCTCTTCGCGTTGTTGTTCTTCAATCATTCTGCGGTCACGCTGAGCAAGCTCTACTTTGCAGTCAGCAAGCTCAAGCTTTAGCCGTTCTAGCATTGCCTTGAGTTTGAGATTTTCTGCCTCTAGTGTGTCTCGGTATGCCATGGTCAATCTACCTTGAGAGGCTCCAACGGCTTGCCGTGGTTAGAGTAAACCCAACGCTCGTTTGCAACATCAAACAGATACAGATACTCTTCCATGTTGCCAAGAACTTCATGGGTAGTTCTCAGAAGCATTGGCTTACGCAGAATCTCACCACGGTCACGGTGATATGCGACACATGACTCTCTGGTATCTCCAAGCTGGGATAGGTCACCCAGCTCTATCAGCTTGGATACCTGGTCAAAATTCTTGTAGTTTTCCAGCAGAAGCTTGCCATTATGTGATGGATACCCATCAAAGTGGCAATAAACAAACTCCACGGAACCGTCCTGATTCAGGATACCGATATTTGAACGAGTGCTCATCGCTTGAACCTAATCGAAATAGTCTCTTCTACTTGGACTTCACGGACTTCAAAGTCCTCTACCGTCCCAGCGTATCTGGCAGACTTGTTGTTGAACTTTGCCCACTTTTCGGCAACGCCCTTGAGAGACAAGAGGTTTTTTCTAGAAGCCTTTGAGCAATGAAAGAAGTCGCCTCCGAGCCACGCATGTCCATCAGGTAGCCACTCACCATTTGTGCTTTTGTACACGTAGGAGCGACGTGACTTGCTGTAAACAACATACTTGGTATTGGTAGCCATTTTCTTATTTCTTGTTTGCGTTGAGAGCAGAGACGTAAACAGCCTCGGTGTTCGTGATTGCCATGGATGCTCTCTCTCTTTCCTTACATCCATTATAGCAAATTCACGACTATCTTTAAACCTAATATAGCTAATTTAATTGTCGAAAAAGAAGCAGATTCTGACGTTTTCTGGCTTACCAAATTTCAGTGCACTTGGAATAAAATTCTCCTGAAAATACTGCAAACGTGGTGGTTCATCACTCAGCACCCTGTGAACTTTAGAAAAGTCATAGTCTTGAATTTCCTTGATGGTCAACCAGGAGTGAGAGTGACCATCACCACGCCATTTTTCACACATGGCATTGTAACCTGGCGAAGCATCTGGCGGGATTCCCTTTGGACGTGAAATCGGTGAAAAGGCATTGACCCAACTTCGCACACCAGCCAAGACAGCAAACAAAGTGTAGTCCCGGTCAAGGTAAAGCGGGTGTCGGTAGATTTGGTCATAGTCAAACAGTTCACCCTTGTCTACCATGTCATAAAGCTTACTTGCAGAAAAGGCAAGCCTCCACTTTGTTGGATCCTTCTTGCCACGTACCTCAATCATATAGTGAATATCACAGCCCACGTAGACGCTCCAGTGCCTTGTCGTAGTCAAGCCTTGTCTGATAAAACTCAGATGGTCTCATTCTTTCATATTCATGAATGAGTAGCTTGTTACCAGCGAACGAGTATTCAATCCTGGTGTCCCCGCTATAAAATTCCCTGGTCCACACTCCACCATAGAATGACATCTTTTTCTCGTTTACTAGCCTGTTTAGCTGCCGCGTCACATCTTCTCGGGTAATCATAGTTTTTCTTTCTTTTCTCTTAACTCTTGAATCATCTTTTGGTGGTGCGGTCCAAGTCGAACCTCTTCGATTCTTGAAGCAATCCAGTGCATTTCATGTCCACAAAGGTCTGGTAGTTCGTCAAATGGGATGACTGGATTAATACTTGTCCAGCACCTACTGGAAATCCACATGTCGGGGTCAAGCTTGTGAAAGCAGTCTACGCACACCAAGACGTTTTTCCATAAGTCCTGCTGTGACTGTACTAACGAACAGGCGCAGTCAAGTATGCACAAATCCTCGTCGTCTACTTCTTTGCCACACCCGTAACACTGGATTAAAACCGACATTAGGGAGTTTCTACAGTCACGCCGTCACATCCACAGCCAACCAGGTATTGCTGCCCATTTACGTTAATTCCACCAATCAGGGCGGAGATTAAAAAGCAAAACAAAATGAATGCCAGGCAACCGCCACAACCACTATCTGATTCAGACATTTTCTTACTTCTCTTTCTTTTCTAGGTCATCTGCCAAACCACAAACCCAAGTTACCAAGACCTCTGGACTAAAAGTCTGTGAGTGTTTTTCGTCGAGTTTGTATCGCCACGCCCAAGGGGAAAACCCAAGTTCCTTGACATCGCGTTTCCACCGTTCATTTTCCACAAGACACTGCTTTGCAAGCTCTCTAGCCTTGGCTGGCTGATTCTTGGCGAGGGCTTCTAGTGCCCCGTGGATTTCCCACCACCCTGGAGGGGATGGTACGGTCTTAGACCAAAGTTCTTTAGGATCCATAGTGATTTTTCCTATTTGCGGCTTTCCTAAGTTTTGGGTTTCGAGTTCCAAGGACCACATGAGTGTGGTCAAACTTGTGCCCCTTCATAACCCAAAAACCATTTTTGCGAAGCGTGATAACAGTCTTGTCACCTTGCGGACTAGGAACCCAAACAACATTTCCAGCAGCATCTACATCTACGGCATCTGTTTGACAGACGAACTCTTTTCCATTTTTAGAAATCTCGATCACTGTACATGGGAATGCACTGCGGAAGTCGAGTACAATAGTGCATCCCATTCCGATATGTGGAGAATAGCTCATGTCTTAATCCTCTTGCTTGCACAACTTCTTGCTCTGACGACGAACAATCTTCTTCTTGTAGCGACGCATACGCTTCCGGTTCTTGCTGTTGCAAGTGGCAGTATCGTCGATTTCCCAGCGATGGGCGAATGGAATGTAGGGCTTCATGTCTCTCAAACCTTTACTAGGGCTGCTGCAACAGGAACCACATTGTACTGGTTGCCCTTGGCATCAATCCAAATCTCGCTGTAGCCTTCATCTTCTTCGGCGTTAGCACGCTGAATAACAGAATCAAGTTTGTCACCAGCGGTTCCTGCTACGTAGTTGGCAGAGAACCCGCTGCCCCAAGAGCAATAGATGAAGTACTTTGGCTTCTTGTTGGGATTTACGTCATCCCAAAGTTTCTGAGCTTGGTCAAGATGAAACTTGACGTCTCGCTTGTCTTCTCGCTCAGAAAGAAACTTGTGTGCTTGGTCTTGAATGGTCATGAAGCGTCCTATTTGCAGTATTTTGCTTGCAGGTTTTGAAGGTCAGAAATCTGCTGTTCCAACAGAGGCTTGCCAGGAAACAAGTCGTCGATTCGAAACTCTTTGCGTGGACCAGGCTTGTTAGAATTGAACATGACTCGTCGCACTGTGACTGTGTAGTCGATCAGGTCGCCCTCCTTGCCAGTATATAGCCCAGAAGGGTGATTGTTCCAATATTCTTCTGCCTGTTTTGTCATAAGCACTGGATTGATTTTTTCCACCACGTAGAAAAAATTGGCTGTGGCATTGGTTGAAGCCACAAAGTCACCAGGCTTGAACCCATTTGGATTGTGCTCGTCCTGCATCACAGCTCCGAAAAGTCGTAGCGGTCAGAACCCTTGAAAACCTCAAGGACAGTCACGCACTCATTCTTATGCTTCTTCTTGAAGGAGAGATACGCCTCGGGCTCAGAAACTGCCGAAACAAGCTCCCACTTGACCTTACCGACACAATCCTTGTAGTGAAACTCAAACATTTGCATTTTCCTTGGATTTTTAGAGGGGACGTTTTCCACCATGGTAACTAGTGGTTAGTGTCTCTCTCTTTCCTTATATACAGTATACCACAATAGGTCTTTAGTTTAAACCTATTATAGAATATTTGTTGGAGCTTGTTTTGTAGGGTTTTATGAGTTTGGAACGTCGTCCACCCACGCAAAAAAACCGCAGGAGGCACGAGATACGTACCTGACAAACCCAGTATCACCGATGATACGCCCCTGTGGAGTGCCAAGCCCGCACAGGACAATGGAGTCACCGTCGTCTGTCATAACTGTCCACCTATACCCATTTTCTTGGGCAGGGGAGTCAACGATCCGAGCGGGACGAAGATCTGTTACGTTAGCCATGAGTTTTTCTCAATGCAGGGGTGATTATGGAAGGAGGCGCACACACACGTACTGGTTGATAAGAGCAAGGTTACGTAGGCGATGACGCTCAGCAGCCTTCTTGGCGTCATAAGCCAAAATGTTCTCAACGAGCTTGAGCGAGGCGTGGTCAGAGAAGTCAGAGAGACCGATGGGATTGACGGGAGACATCTTGTTCGTTTCCATTCTTATAATATACCATATTCGACGCCATCTTTAAACCACATTGGGTCGATTTTCTCATATTCCTAAGTCTATGATATTGCTTATGTTTTTTATGGTGTAATCCACGGAGTTTATGTGGTATTCTATATGCATGACCGACCCTGCCACATTTCCTCAAGGCGTTGTAGCCTTCATTACAAATCCAAGTCGATCCAAGTTCTTGATCCAGCGCAAGGATTCTGGATATCCGCACACAGACCAACGTAGGACGGTGTGCCTCTTTGGTGGACACGTAGAACCTCTAGAAACGCCCCTGGAAGCCATTCTAAGGGAGTTAGCCGAGGAACTTGACTACCAGCCTATCTTGACAGAGGCTACCCGTCAGGTGCCTTATAGTTATTGTTATGCAGGGGTTCTACCTTCTCAACACAAACCAGGGACATGGTACAGACTGACAGCTTACCACGTAGAGCTTACCACGGGTGTTTGGGAGCAAATGGAGAAAGACCTGTACTCCCTTGACTTTGTAAAAGAGGGGTATGGTGAAATTGTCTCTGTTGACTACTTGAAGTTTCTGGTTAGGAACTTCCCTGAAGACATCTTTTCAAGCCTAGCCAAGCCTTTTGACCACTTTCTATTTTCTGACGAGGTTGCTCAGTGAAGTTTTTTAACACCGTTCTCGACGTGCTGTATGTTGCAGCCGTCGTATTTTGGATTTTCATGTGCTTTGCATGTTTTTCTACAACGATTTTATGGCTCTTACTATGACGTAGCTTATATTTAGGTGAAGATGAAATACACTCTCAAAAAGATCAATCTGCATGAAACCACTTTAGACAAGATGCTCTCGACCCACACGGATGCTGGATACGTGATTATTTCTGCATCTCGTGGTGAGTTTGACTATCTAGAAAACTCTAGACGTTCCAAGAAGTTACAAGCTGACATTGACTCAAGCGGACTTTCCTATATTCCTGTTTGGGGAGGCTTTGTAGAAACCAATGCGGAAACTGGTGAAAAACAGGAAGTAAAGGAAAAGTCCTACGTTATCACAAACTTCAAGCGTGGGTCTACGCAACCACTCAAAGGGTCAGAAGACCTAAAGGAACTTGGAACCGTGCTGTGTCAAAAGTATGACCAGGAGTCGTTTCTATACAAACCTCAAGGTCCAAGCAAGAAAGCATTCTACTTGACAGCTTCTGGTGGAATAGATGGTTCATTCTCTGCTTCAAGTCCTACAACAGCAGCCGACGTGTATTTTACGAACTTGAAGAAGGCTAGAAGCAAGTCCAAAAATGGAAAGTCCTTCACCTATCGTGAAGGCATTATATATATGGCACAAAGTCCAGCTACCTTGTATGAAGCTAGGCGTCGCCGAGGCGAAATGTTCTTTAAGTTCTAATATGGTTTAAAGCCTTGTTTGAATATGGTATATTCTATGAATGTCCAAACCAATCGTAGACAAGATTCCTTTCGACAAACTTGAGAACCTCATCAACTTGAAGAATCCACAAGACCTCAAGACATTTCTTCGAGCTTTTGGCTGGGATTATCATTCTTACTTTGAGGCTGTTGTAAGCCACGATGCAGAATTTCTCGACCAGAACTTTTCAAAGTATTTTGGAGAATAGTTGGTTTCGTGCTGTATTTAACAGCACGACATGGAAACACTGATTATTATCTTGCTTGTCGCCTTCATAAGCGTTTTGCTATTTCTGATGCGCGAACAGAAACGTGAGCGTGAAGCCAGTTGGTCAACAATGGCTACAAGAACTAGCTCGTTTCCTCCGCCACCAGGACAGAGTACTGCATTAAAAGAAATGCACAGCATCATACCAGTTCAAGGCATTGTGGCTGTTGATGGTCTTATTCCAGAAACTACAGCCAATGGAAGAACTCCATCTGTAAGAAGACTTCCAGCTTCTAATCCCAAGAGGGAACAAGACAATACTCAAGACAACATTGCAGTTACGTCCTTGAGCAAGCATCAACTAGATGACTACTTGAAGAAAAATTCAATTTCAGCGACTTTAGTTCCAATATCTACAAAATACCATAATACAAGTGGAAACGTTCCTAATAATACTTTGGTATATTCAGAGGCTTTACGACTAGCTTCGTTAGATCCTGAAGAAGTGGTATATTTAAATCCAACACAGTGGTTTCATCCGAGCGCTTGTGAATCCTATCCAAGCAAAACTACAGTTGGAGAAGAGTTACTCATGACCATCAAAGGTTCATGGATTCTCAAAAAGCCTCAAGAAGAGAAACCTTCTTGCTACAGTTACGAAATAATGAGCAAAAAAGATGCATTCATCTTTTTAGAGACAAACGGTTACGACGAAGTAGCCTCTGAACTTGCACCACATAACCCGTCAAACGAATTATGACTCCAAAATTTAGACTTGGTTGGATTACAGATCCACACATCAACTTTGTCGCTGCAAATACCTTTGCCAATCTGTGTCACAGCATTGCCAATCAAAACCTGGATGCTCTTGTTGTCACAGGAGATATTTCCGAAGGGCATGACATCTCAAGAGTGATGACCATGTTGCAAGAAGCAATTGACACGCCCATCTTCTTTGTGCTTGGCAACCATGACTACTACAAGTCCTCGATTGAGGATGTTCGTACTCAAATGGTAGAGAAGTTTTCTTTGAAGGCAAACAGGTTCGCTCCTTTTGCAAAAAACAAAGCAACCTGGCTTCCAGCTGTTGGAGATAGCGACTTCATTCAACTAGCACCAGGCGTAGCTCTGTGTGGACATGACGGTTGGTATGATGGCGGCTATGCCAATTGGTTTAAGTCTCTAGTGGTTATGTGCGACTACCAACTCATTGCAGAGTTTGCACTAAGTCCACAACCAAGCCAAGGGCTGTTTGAAAAGCTTCAAGCACTTGCTAAGGAGTCGGCAGACTATGTAAAAACCGTTCTGCCCAAGGCATTCAAAACAAACGACCAAGTGTACCTAGCTACTCATGTTCCTGTGTTTGCAGAAAATGCTGTGTATAACGGCAAGATTTCTGATGACAACTGGATGCCTCACTTCTCCAACAGGCACATGGGTGATGCAATTCTTGAAGTCATGGCACAGTATCCAGACAAACAACTTACTGTTCTACAGGGTCACTCACACGGCAAGGCACGTTTCCACCCAACGTCCAATATCAAGTCCATTACAGGATTTGCACAATACAGACGACCAGCACTAAATGATATTTTCGAGTTCTGATAACTCGACCAAGGAGGACCGCCACAGAGCGGTCCTCTTCTTTTAAGAAAGACTTATGGCAACACTAAACATTCTAGCAGGGGACAACCTGCAACACCTACAGGGGCTACAAGATAAATCATTTGACCTTATCTATATAGACATTCCCTTCAATACCAAGAAGACACAAAAAATTCATGGGAACTCTTATGAAGATTCCTATGATGACTTTCTTGGGTTCCTTGAGCCTCGACTAAAAGAGACACACCGAATCCTAAAAGATAACGGTTCGTTCTTTCTTCATGCCGACTATCGAGAAGTACATTATGTAAAAGTCGCTCTCGACAAGATTTTTGGTCGTGATTCATTCATAAATCATATTATCTGGTCCTATGATTATGGCGGTCGGTCAAAGAAAAAATGGTCTGCTAAACATGATGATATTCTCTGGTATGCCAAGGACCCTAAGAACTACACGTTCAACTATGACGACATTGACAGGATTCCCTATTTGGCACCGGGACTAGTTGGACCAGTTAAGGCTGCGAAAGGAAAGGTTCCGACTACGGTTTGGTGGAACACCATTGTACCTACACAAGGTAAAGAAAGAGTAGGATACCCCACACAAAAGCCTATGGCAATTATAGAGAGAATCGTAAAGGTTCACTCTAATGTCGGAGATAATCTTTTGGATTTCTTTGCTGGCTCTGGGACATTTGGAGATGCTGCTCTCAAGCACGGAAGAAACGTTGTGTTGATTGATGAAAATCCTCAAGCAATTTCTATAATGACCTCAAGACTTCAGAAGTACA